ATAGAACTCATGCATACAGATAGCGTATTGATCGAGCTGTGAGTAAGTATCGAGATCGATGACTTTCTTTCGTGCCATGGTAAAAATTATCGCTCTAAGAGGATGTTATAAATCTCATCGACACGCGAGTTAAGTCGCTTAATTTCAGACAGAAGATGCGTGATGACGTAACCTGCAAGGCCACCGATTACGGCAAGGCTAGCGAAGTAAAGGGTGAAGAAGTTCTCCTGGGTCATTTTTTCTTCTCGACAGTATCGACTGCCGCCTCTAGTGCATCTGCCACGATCTCGCCTACGGCCTTTTTAGCCCGATATGACTTGATCGCTGTACGAATCACAGGAATTGCAATAAGTCCTAGTGTTGCGTAGATAATTGCTTCCATTATTCCTGCTCCTCATCTGGTAGATCGATTTCTTCAACGATGTTGTTATTTGGCTTGGTTGGGTCATAGCCGCCGATGCCGTAGGTAATTAGTTTCATTATGCACCTCGTAAAAATGCCACGATACCAGCCGAAAGAACTCCATCGGTTAAAGTACCAGCCGTTGCAAAGGCACCCGTAACAGAAGCCTGTGAGTAGTATTGAAGCATCGCTAAAGAAGATGTATAAGGTTGGCCATTAAATGCTGCGCCTTGGTTAGAACCTATACCTACATAAGTGTTTGTAGTTGCGGCAGTTTGAGAATTTGCCGCTATGAAATAAAGCCCTGCCGTCAGCTGTTGGTTGATTGTTATTGTATATGAAGTAGATCCTGCCGTCGCTGAGACTGTGCCTGCATCCAGAAGAACTGTGCTAGGTCTGCTATTTGTAGAATTGTAAATTCCCATTCTAACGGATGCAGTTCCAGAAAAACTCGAGGCTGTTCTTAATAAAATTCTGTCGAAGGTAAATGTGTAAGGCACAAAAAAAGGTACATAATAAGTCACATTTGCGGTGGCCGTGGCTGCGCTACTTAAATTGGCTCCTGTGCCTTTGTAATAATATCCAACTTGAAAAGGCAACATTTGACTACTTGTGAAGTCATAAGCGGTTTTAAGCGCATTAGGAGTTGCAGCAGTTGTCGTGCTGGTACTCGATGTCGAGTCTGTGAGCTGCAGGACTCCAGCAGTAGAAGTCGATCCAGCAGATACGCCAATGTTGGCAGATGTTGAAGTACCAGAGTTAGTGATCGGAGCAGTTACAGCAATGACGCCTGATGGGCCTTGTGCGCCTGTCGCTCCCGTTGCACCAGTAGCGCCAGCAGGGCCTTGAACGCCTACAGATGAGACGACTACTTGATTAACATCCTCGGTTACTGTTAGTTCAGTTACCTGAGGCTGGATAACTATCAGATCGCTCATCGAGTGATCTGTGAGCTAACACTAGCCACGCCCTGAATAAGGCGAGTGACTACTCCAGCAGGTGAGGTAATTTCAAGGTCATAGTCGTACTTTGCTGAGTCATCGAGTGCGCCAGTCTGAGCCGCAGTTGCACGAATAGCCAGAGTGCCAGTCGCCCCGGTAATTGTGATACCAGATGCCTGAGTAAGGCTGATAGCAGCCGTTGTACTTGAGGTGGTTAGACGGAATTGCATCGCAGCTGTGTAGCCTGTGAGGTTGATGGCAGTACCAGCAGAGTCTTTGTACTGGAGATTGAGATACCAGTCAGCACCCTGATCAATTACGAATGAGTAGTTCTCTGCCATTATTTTCCACCTATCATCGGGATATCAAAGAACGAGCGATCTTCATCGCCCTTGATGGTAAAGCTAAAATGTGCGTGTGCGCGATGCTGATTAATCCCATCATAAGGACGCCAAGCCCAAGCCTTCTTAGATGAGGCGATGCGACCATCGAAGATGATGTAACTGATTCTCTTATTGCCAGACTTTGCAGCGAGTCGAATCTGATCGACCAGATCAGGCATGAGATCGGGCTTTCCTTTTTTACCTGCAAGGTCGCGGTCAACATCGATGGCGCGTACCCATCCTTGTACATCTGGATTATGATCAGACTTGCGAGCAGCGTGTCGGGTATCACCGATCCAGCCGTCCGAAGTTCTATCTCTATCTGGGAACGCATCGTCTATCTGCTCGCGTAATTGAATAGCAGACTGGGAGAGTCTAGGCTTCATCCAAGTAGCAGAGCCGCTTCATCGGCAGTAATGCCTAGACGCTCAAGGAGTGCAGCCTTGGCAGTTTGCTTAGCCATTGCAATCTCTGGCTCTTTAGCAATCTCAGCAAGAACCGCCGCCTTTGTAGGCTTTGCAATATCGCTTAACCAATTAATATCATCGTAGTTATCGCCGACTAGAGTGTATTGAGCGTTTGGGCACAGGCGAAGTAGAGCTTCTGCAATTTGTCTGTTAGTCATTATGCACCAATCTCCATTAGAACGAGAGTCGAAAGTACGCCGTTGTCTTGAACTCCAGCATACGATGAATTGTTAAAGCTGTTGAATTGCGCCTTATATGTAGTAGCAGAAGTCGTGGCAGGTGAATCAAGATAGTTAATCGATACCGATCCAACATCGTTTGTTGATGTATCACCAGTAAAGCCTGCATAATCGGATGGACGGGCTATCTGTGTTGCTCCTCTAAGCCATTGAATCTGAGCTGAAGTATTAGTTCCAGCCTTAACAACGCCGTTTATTGTTCCTAATACTAGAACCTTACTAGTTGATAAACTAGGTGTAATTGTTGCTGTTAATCCTGTATCAACATAAGTAGTGGTCGCGCTTGTTACGGCCGTTGAAGTGCCAGCATAGACAACTTGCAAAACCTTGCCACCGCCTCCACCGCCTCCACCGACAGCGACCCATGCGGAACCAGAATAATACTCGGTTGAGTTAGTATCTTTAAGGTAGGAGAACATTCCTTCTTGTGGGCTAGCGATGGCTGAGGTGCGAGCGGCCGCACTAGCGAAGACCATTACTACCTGAGAGGCCAGATAGCCGTTAGCGTCTGCCGCCGTTAAGACGTCTCCAGTCGCGAACTCTTTGTAACCTAGACCTGCTGCCATTGTTTTCTCCTATTATCCTAATATGGACGTGCCTATTATACCAGACGTCGCTGATCCTATAATGAATCCTTCGACGATGGGCTCAAGTGTTGTAACTGTGCATTTCATGCTGTTAGGGGTTATATCCCATGCCAAGCCCTGAACCTGCAAAGTTTTGATGATTGTCGATCCGTCTGGCTGGACGTTAGTGATCTTGACGTTATCAAAGTAATCAAGGCCAATCATTGTGTCTGTAGGTACGGCAGTATCCAATAGATCGACAGTCATCTGATCAATGCGGATAGTTGTCTCAGCTCTAGTACCGACATAAATTCGAGCAATATCTAAAACTTGAGCATCTGTCTCAGGGATCATGTCTGTAATAGTCGTGCCGTGAGGGAAATACTTTGCCGATGAATCTACATTGACGGCAGTCTGTGTCGAACCACCAATACGCGTCATCGATGCCTGATTGACGATTAACTTATCATCGAAGGCATACTTGAGGTCTGAGTATGGAATGCCTGTGGTCTGGTTGAACTCGATTGGTGTAGTCGCAAGAGATGCCACAACATCTGCACGATCCTTAAACTCAGCAGTTCCATCTGGCAACATAAAGAATGCACCCTGCTCGGCGAACTCTGCCGCCTTGATTGCCGCTAGGGCGCTACGAGCTGTGCCGGGATCGGCCTGGACTGTTGTCGAACCTGTGTCTGTGATTCTCATTGATGCAGGGAATGAGACTTGATCGAGGATCTTAGTAATGCGTGTGCCTGTGGTCTGGCCTGCCGTTGCTCCGCTTACGCTGGCCACGTTAGCCATCTGGAATAATCTGAAAGCATCTGAGCAGACAATATCGACATAGCCGATTTCTTGGCCAGTTGGATAGTAATACCTGTAAGTATCAACATAGCCTGAAAATAGAAACTCTTGTGCCGTGGCAGTAGTAGCCGCAACACGGATCTTACGAAGTGGATTTAAGAAACCAAAATAGGGACTAGAAGTATTCTGAGGATTGAAATAAGAATCAGGGTCTAGCACACGGACTGTGCATGATCCAGATTCGTAGGTATCGCGCATGATATTACGTCCACGGCTAATCTTGATTGATCGAGTAACATCGCTAAGATCGACTGTAGGCGTAGGAACAGTTGATTCACCGAATCGAGAAGTGCCAATAATGCCGTATCGATCATCGCCCACAATAAAACCTAGGCCGAAAGTAGCGCCTTGGCTAAAGTCGAAAGATACCGAGATACTGGCGGGAAGGGTCATTAGATAGCAACCGCACCCTTAAAGCCTGAGCGATTAATAGAACTGAACGTGCCAGATAAGGACTCATTGACTTGTAATTCTGTGATCGCACCAGCTACGACATCTCCATCGAGATTGACTGTGACGTTGATATTAGGATTTACGCCAGCAATGACTCCAGCGCCTAAGCCACCTAGAGGGCCTACTTGGCTGTAAGAGTTTTCGGGTACGTTGAAATCAGGCATAACTCCACCAAGGCCAGCGCTTGTTCCACCGCCGAGGCTTAATGCACCAGCTGATAAAGGAGGCAAGATAGGTGGATACCAATTAGCATAAGGGTTAGGAGCTAGTGGAGTAGCAAGTAACGCTGCTCTTAATTCGTTGTTGCGCTTGACTGCTGCTTCTAAATCACCAGATAACTTAGTTGCAAGTATGTCGTTCTTATCTAAAAGGGCTAATTGCAATTCCAGAGATAAGCGATCGGTTTCGCTGATCTTACCCTTGAGGGCAGCGGTTGCTCCGATACGATCTAGGTCAAGAGTCTTAGATGCCTTGGTGAGAGCATTCTGTTTCTTCTGAGTGTCTAGTGTTCTCTTCTGAAGTGAGGCTAACTCTTTCGCACGCTTGAGTGCATCGGCTTCAGCCTTTTTACGAGCCGCTGCATTTGGATCGATGTATCCCGGGCCTAGCGCAGAAGATGGATAGCCACCCATTCGCCTAGGATCGCTTTGCTGTTTTGCAAAACTTAAAGCATCGCCAAAAACAATAGAATTGAAAAATGGTTGAGTAATGTTAATAAATTTTTCTAATACTGTGGCAATAGGGCCGACTGTATCTTGTATCCCTTTACCAAATTTCGCTAAATTTGTGAGTGCTATTGCGGTGTTATCAGCCAGTTCTTGCATAGTTGTGGCTAAGTCTGCAACTGTCGTATCGCCCGAAAGAATCATTAGGGC